GATCATGTCGCGCATCTGGCCCATGCGCTCCTCGGCCTTTTGCACGCGTGTGACCGCCGCTTCCGTCACACCGTACATGGCCGCGAGGCTCGCCTGCCCGACACCGCGCTTCGCGTCGATGACGATCCCCTCGTACGTGGCGTTGCCGACCTCATTGAGGACGTTCAGATAGTTCTGTGTGGCGTCGTCGCTGTACTCGGCCGCGCCCCGGTACTCCTCCTGTGCCTTCGTGAGCGCTTCGAACGCGGTCTTCGCTTTGTCGGCACTCTTCGAGAACATGCCCATCGCGAGATCGCTCAGCCCGAGTGCCTCCTGCACCTTCTTCTGGCTGGCGCCCTGAATCAGCGCCGACTCACCAGCCTGCCGTTGTGCAGCGGAGAGTCCGTTGACCTCCGCCTTCGCCGCCGCGAGTTCCTTCTGGAATTCGGCCAGCATGTCGGGCGCGCCGCCGCCCGCTGCCTGCGTGGGCACCGTGCCCGCCGCGCGCCGCCGGTTGTACTCGTCGACCGCATCGCCGAGCTTTTTGTACGATGTGCCGAGCGAGGCGTTCAGCCGCTGCAGGTTCGTCGCGTCGACCGCCGACTGCCGGTCGTCGGCCGCTGCCCGCTCCTTCGCTTCCTGCCAGAGCTGGTACGCCTGATAGCCGATAGCCAGCGCCGCCGTCACGCCTGCAATCGCCACAATCGCCGGTCCGGCCGCGAGCACCATGGCACCGAAGGCGGTCGACGCCGCCGTCTCCGCCGCTTCCATCAGCCAGATCCGTGCGGTGAGCACCGGGATCGAGTTGCTCAGCACCACCAGCGGCGCGGAGATCTTCGCGAAGCCCTCGCCGATTTTGCCGACCAGCAGGAGTCCCGGCCCGAGTGCCGCGAAGATGCCCGCGATGGCGAACGTCGCCGTCTGTGCCGAATCCGGCAGACTCTTAAACGCCGTTCCAAGCTCGCCCACCACCTTCGCGAGTCCGGTGACCAGCGGCATGCCCTTTTCGAGCACACCCAGTAGCGACGATCCCAGCGGCTCCAGCGCCGCCTCCACCTGATGCTGCAGGATCTTCCACTTGTCGGCGAATGACAACGTGTCGAACGCCGCCTTATTGATAGTATCAGTCGACTCGCGGACCTTCTTCTGCAGCTCGTCGATGCTGAACGCGCCCTTCATGATGGCGTCCGTCATCGTGACCGCGCCGCGTCCGAAGGTTTCCGCCGCCAGCTTCGCCGACGCCGCACCCGGCCCGAGTTCCTGCATGCGCGCGACGACGTCCTTCAGTCCCTGCTCCGCGTCCTTGCCGTCCTTCGCAAACCGCACCGCCGCGATGCGCAGCCCGTTCAGCGCCGCGTCCGCGTTGATCCCGTTCTTCGACCACTGCCCAAGGAGTTCGGCCGATGTCTCCAGCGAGAATCCGAGCTGCTTGAAGATCGGCGCCGCCTGTCCCAGTGTGGCCGTCAGCTCGCCGATGTTCGCGCCGGTCTGCTGCGTGATCTTGAACAGCAGGTCCATGGTGTCGGCCTGCTCCGAGGTCGCCACGGACCACTGACCGAAGAGTTTCGCGGTGTCTTCCACCAGCGGCTTCAGCTCCGCCTTCCCGATGCGGGACAGGTTGAGCATCTGCGTGGCCGACTCTTCGAGCGCCCCACCAGTGAGCCCGAGCTTCTGGTTCAGCACCACCAGCGCCGTCTCGATATCCTTGGCGTCGTTCGGGAGTTCCGAGAACAGGCTTTTGAACGACTCGCCGAGCTTCTCCAGCGCCTCGCCGGTCTTGCCGGTCGTGGCCCGGATGTCATCCATGACCGCGTCGAACTTGTTCCCGACGGCGATCAGTGCCACACCGGCCGCGACGATAGGCGCCGTCACACCGATGGCAAGTGCTTTGCCCATATCGGTGACGGACTTCTGGATCTCGTCGGACCCGCTCTTGACCTGCGTCTTCGCGAGCGCCATGTCGCTGCGGAGCTGATTAAAATCAACTCGCAGCGCGATCAGCGCCTCACCAAGAATGCCGAGGGATTGTCCGCTACTAGCCACTGGTCGGTATCTCCGGCGCGTCGGTCAGGACGATCTGCTTCCCGGCCGCTGCCTGTCGGCGCCGTTCTTCGCGCGCCGCGAGTTTCGCCGCCACCACGTCCGCGAACCCCTGTTGCCGCTGCACTTCTTCTGTCGAGAGTTCCACGGCTTCGACCGGCGGCTCCAGCAGACTCGCGAGTGACGGAAAATCATCTGCTCTGATGCGATGCAGCCGGGCCGTGTGCCACGCCAGCGAGAGCAGTTGCACATCGTCGTCGTGCAACCGCTTCTGTCGCGCCGCCATGAACCGGTTCCACTCGACCGGTGTCATGGTCCAGAACGCGTCCTCGCTTAGTCCGTGTTCGGCTGCGATGCGGAGGAGGGTGTCCCAGTCGAATCCTCCTGCACCGCCTGCCGAGGGTCCGCGATCTTCTTACCCGTTTTCTCCTCCGCCGCCTTCACGGCTTTGGGGAAAGCATCCGCAAACGCAATCAGAATTTGCGGGTACACAAGGTCGAAGAAGATCTCGGATCCGATATCGTCAATGAGGTCGCCGACCTCTTCGAGGCTGTACGGGTTGCCGCGTGTCTTATCGTGGACGCGCGCCGTCTCCAACCCGGCCCAGAAGATCACCCCTAGCTCACGCAGACCACTCTGCCCCGCAACCATCCGGAACCCAACCTCTTGAATGCTGCACTGTTGGATCTCTTCCACGCGCCGGATCGCGTTCCAGCCCAGACGGACGGTAAAGCTCTTCCCGTCCGGGAGGTCAATCACATGACTCGCCTTCGCCATCTTCGCGTCTCCTTCATCGTCATCAGCAAGCCCGGCGACGGTGACGTCCGCCGCCGGGATCGAACTAGGGTGTGAGGTTGGCTGCGCTCGTTAGAGCGCTTCCCATGTGCCATCGATCTCGATGGACAGGGTCACCGTCGACGCGTCCTGATCGGGGAACTGCGGGCTCATCTCGGTGATGATGCAGCTCGCCGTCTCCACGCCGCTGGCGCTGGAGTGCGGCCAGCTCGATCCGCTGTTCGGCTCGTAGCGGATCACGTCGATGTACTGCCCGTCCCGGAACTTCTGCTTCAGTTGGTCGAAGCCCGAAGCTCCCGGCAGGTACAGTGCGGTCAGCGACAGCTTGCTGTCGTACCGACCGGGCGCGCGCCGCATGCCTCGCGAGTCCTTGGAGGACATGTCGATGGATGCGGTCGTGTCGCTCTGTGACAGGGAACGCTGAGCGGGAATGAGTGTGCCGTCGACCGAGAGGACGACGTCGGCGCCGTTGATGCCACGCGGATTGCTCATCGCTGTCTCCTTTTAGACAATGAATGGCCGAAGCCTGTTGGTCATCGGTCATCATCATCATCAGGAGCGGAAGAGCCGGGCACATTCTAGCAGAACTTCACGGATCTGCACGCGAAATTCTAGTCGGTCGTCGCCTCGATAATCACGCGGACCGCGCGCCCCTGCAAGGTGTCGTCCGTCGGTGTGACGATGGGACCGACCGTGCGACACACCATCGGCGCATAGCCGACAATCGTGAGTGCCGCTGCTTGCCGTTCGAAGAGCTGCACCACACGCGCCGCGATGGTTTCGACTGGCGCGGTGTCCTGCGCGTAGCAGAGGATCTCGCGCTGCCAGCGCCGCCCGAAAGCCGTCTTCGTGTCGAAGATCCCCGCCTCGTCGTCGAGCGGCTCCGGGATCGCGATGTAGGGCAAGCGCGCGTTCGGCGGGATCGGTACCTCGGTGAAGATGGCCGGGTTCCCTCTGTACACCGACAGGAGCGCCGTCAGCGTGGCGTCACCCGCGAGCCGGTCATAGAGCGCGTTGTCGACCACAATCATCTCAACCTCCGAAGATCTGGGTGATCTTTGGGCGCGCGATGTTCAGCGCCGGAACGAACGCCGGACGCGGTGCCTGATGGTAGACGTGGCCGCGCGCATCGGTGCCGGAGAAGCCCAGCTCCAGTCGTGGCTGGTACGGCACGTTCGAACCGATCAGCCCCACCACGTCGCCGTTGCCGAGGATCTTCGTCTCGGTTGCCAGCGAATTCACGAACCGGCCGCTGACCTTCTTCGGCGGCTCGCCCGGCGCGGACGGATTCTTGCCCGTCGGGTTCCCGCGATTCGACAGCACCTTCACCTGATCGCGGACCACGATAACCGCCCGGTTCATCCGCTCCAGCGCGGTCCCTTGCGCCGCGCGGATGATCGCCTCCGCTGCCCATGTGGTGATCGGCATCAGGCAGGCTGCTGGAGCTGCTGCTCCTGAAGTTGGTACTTGTCGTGGTGCGGCTTCGACGGCGGCATCGACGCTAGCACCTTGTACCGGATGCCGTCGATGAACAGCCAGTCATTGCGGACCAGCCCCACACCCGGCTCCGTGAACAGGACGTGTGTCGCGACGGACTTTTCGTCGCCCGCCACCGTCTTGTCCGAGTAGCCCGCGATCTGCTTCCGGCACAGCAGCGCCGGATTGATCTCGGTGAGCACCTCGGTCGCTCGACCGTGATCCATCGTCGGCTCGTTCCGCGTCCAGCGCGCGGTCTTGTTGAGCAGATGTGTGACCTGCATCAGATCAACCTCCGCCAGCGGTCCAGCGCGCACGCCACACTGCCCGGCAGCACGCCACCGTCACGGTCTGAGCTATTCGGATCGCCGTAGGTGACCGACCAGTCGCCGATGCTCTCGCTCTTCACACCTGACTCGCGGCTCTTCGAGTCGTACCAGAACTTGACCGCGTCGATGCAGCAGCGTTCCAGCCCGCCCGGCAAATTCCGGACCACCAGTTGCGCACCGATGCCAGCCGTTTCAATGTTTAGATCAGCATCGACGGTGATGGTGAAGTCGTCGACGCGTTCCGTCACCTTGACCCGGCCGCGATTCGTCGGCCAGCCGACCAGCGCGATCTGATCCCCCGGTGCGACCAGCGGCAGCGGGTCCACGTCGCCCGGCGCCGAGATCGTCGCGCCGCTCGCCGAGAAGCCAGACGCCGACACATCATCCGCCCGCGTGAGCCAGCCGCCCAGATACGTCGCCTGCCATGGCTTGTTCCCAGCCTGCGGCGCCATCGTGTTGATGGTCAGCCACACCTGTGACGGCGAGTCGTCCGGGAAGGACCGCTGCCGCCAGATGATGCCCGCCTCCGCGTTGTCCACACGGAACGGCTGGATCCCAAGGTCGGTGTTCGTGATGTCGATCTCGCCGAGCCACTGGTTCTGCAGACTTTCGACCTGCGCGATAGGCGTGACGTCGAGCGTGGCCGTCATCCGCCCGACACCGTCGAAGCGTTCCTGCACCCGGCACCGTGTGAGCGGGCGTTCCAGCTCGTCACGGATCAGGCTGCTCGCGCTTTCGATCTGCGTCTGCAGCCACGCGTCTCGCGCGGCGTCGACGGTCGTCAGACCCATCGCCGCCTTGAGTGCCTCAAGGGTCGTCAGGTTGTCCGACGATGCGGGCGTAATGACGGTGAAGCTCATGAAATCGGCTCTCTTTCCGGGAGCATCGCCTCCAGCGGCTCGATCTCCGCGCCGATCATGGCCGCGTCGACCGCCTCCGAGAACGCCATGCCCACCTCCGACCACTGGAACTGCGGCTTGCGCGACAGCGCGAAGGAGTCCGCGCCGATCTTCCGGCGGAGCGCGCCGTTCTCGTACATCTCGTTCATCGCCTTGACGAACTGTGTGCGGTCCGGGATCCCGCCGATGGTGTTCACGTCGTTCCACATCGTCATCGTCGACGTGCAAGGCACGCGGATCGCCGTCGTCGCCCATTCGGCATGCGCGGACCAGTCGCCGACGATGACCGGCTTCCCGCACGCCATCATCTCCAGCGTCGTCAGCCCGAAGCCCTCACCCCAGCCGGTGTTGATCCCGATGTCGAACGCGTTCATGACCATCGCGAGATGCTCAATCGGCACACCGATGCCGAGCGGGATGTTCTTCGGCGTGATCAGCCGGTTCTGAATGCCGTAGTACTTGGCAAGCTGCTTGACGTCCCAGCCCTTGTCTCCCGTCGGTGCGAGGTGCAGGTACAGGTACGCGTCTCGAATGTCGTATTCCTTGATCCATTCGGCGAAGTAGCTGACCGACAAATCCATCCGCTTGCGTGGCTGATTGCGGTTGACGTTGCCGACGATGAAGCCCTCGCGGATCTCCGGCGGCAGCACGCGGCGCCGCGCTTCCTGTATGTCGACCGGCCGGAAGATCTCCGTGTCCACACCGAGCCCGACCACGCAGGCCGGTCCCATGTAGCCGCCTTTCCGCAGCTCGTC